ATGACCGTCAACTCCAAGTTCGTCCGCTCGGACTGGAACAAGCTGACCCATGCGGTCGGCACGCAAGCGGCGGGCCTCTGGTACGCACTCCCGCACGCGACCGGCAACCCCCCGGCCATGACGCTGGGCGCTGTCGGCACCAACCTTGCGTTCCATATTGCCTACGACCGCACGGCGGGCGCGATCCCGAACGGCGGCTATGTGTCCCCTGACACCAAGCACATTCTCAACGCGAGCGCGTTCTCCGCCGCTGCAACGACAATGCCCGCGATCTTCATGCTGGTCGATATGCTCGGCTGGTACCCTGTAACTTCCACAACCACGACCGGCAACCAGGCCCTGGTGAACCTCAAGACCTTCACCGCGACGGCGGCAACGCCCACCGTGCTGACCCTCGCCGCCGGCTGGGACATGCAGACAGGTACGCCGATCCGGTTGACGACAACCACCACGCTTCCGGCGGGGCTGTCCCTTGCCACTACGTATTACTGGAACCGCCTGACGGCCACGACCGGCAACCTAGCGACTTCCTATGCCAACCTTGCGGCGGCCACCTACGTTGCCGCGTCCGACACCGGCACGGGCACCCACACTGCAACGCTCTACCTTGGCGACCGCGCTCCTTCGCATGGGTCTGGCGTGCAAGCCTATCTCACGCCCTCGGTGGCGCTCGGTGCAGGTGTGCCCAACATTCAGATTACTTACACCGATCAGGACGGCAATGCGGGCGCGGTAACACGACGCCGACGACGCTCCCGATCTCCAACGCAACCGCGCCTATCGGCCAGATCGAATATTCCGGCACGGCGGCGGGCAAGTTCGGCCCGTTTATTCCGCTCGCGGCTGGAGACGGCGGCATCAGGACGGTTGAGCAGTTCAGCTACAGCGCTACGCATACCTCGGGGACCACAAACCTCATTCTGGCGCGCCCTCTGCTGACCCTGCCGATGACGACTATTGGTGTCGCTGCCGAGCGCGATCTGCTGAACCAGTTGCCCAGCCTGCCGCGCGTCTATGACGGCGCGTGCCTGACGTGGCTCATGTACGCGGGCGCGGCGACGCCTGTCACGTCTGCGTTCTACGGGCACCTCGACCTCGCGTGGGGCTAAATGCTGATCGGTAACTACTCGGTCCTCGCCAAGACCCCCGGCCGCTTCATCGGCGGCGGGGCCATTGGTCTCGGTATGAACCGGGGCGACCGAAACAAATCCAGCATGGCGCGCGGGGCGTTCTGCAGCCTGGCGTGGGAAGAAAAGAGCGGCGTCCCGGACGGCTATAGACCACCCTCGACATGGGTGATCCCGCTCAAATCGGGCGGACTCGCCGCGCGCAACAATCTGATCGGCGCGGGCGACACCGACGATCTGAACCTCGCGGGAGGCGTCAACGGCGAGTCGCCCCTGACCGGCTCCGGCGATCTCACCGGCACGGCGCAGCTGATCATCTCGATGGTCGGGGCGCTGACCGGCTCCGGGGACATCACCAGCGCGGCCATCCTGGCCATCCTGGGGCTCGCCGCGGACCTTGCAGGGGCTGGGGACATAGCCGGGGCCCTAACGGCCCTTGGCAACGCCATTGCCGCCCTTACTGGTGCTGGCGACGTCACGGTAACGATCAACGCCGAGGGCGAGCTTGAGGCAGCCATCGTGGTGACCGGCGACGCGCTCTCCACGGCAAATGTCGCGGCGGCCATTCTGGATGCCACCGACGGCGTCGAAACGGGCTTGACCCTGCGCCAGGCGCTGCGGGTTATCGCGGCGGCTACGGCGGGCAAGGTATCGGGCGCGGAAACGACGACGATCACATTCCGCAACGCGCTTGTGGACGACACCGATAGGATCGTTGCCACAGTTGATGTGGACGGGAACAGGACGGCGGTTACGCTGGATACAGACTGATGGCGGACTATTTTGGCGATCGCTATTTCCCGCCACGGTACTTTCCGGCGGGGTATTTCGAAGGCGGGGAGCAGAACCCTGGCGCGATGTCGGCCGGCCTTTCCGGCGCGGGTGTCGTGTCAGCGGCAGCGACCGGCGCAGGAGCCCTAGAATGGGCTGCGTCTGGCGCAGGCGGAGTCGCGGGGGCCATTACCGCCGCCCAGACGCCAGCGCAGTCACGGTCGGCCTCCACGGGGGGTAGCGGTAGCCGCTGGTGGGAAGAAGACCAATACCGCACGCAGCGTAAAGCGCGCCAGTGGACGGAAGAAGAACTCGACGATCTGGTTGAAGCCGCCTTTATTGCTGTTGGCGTCCACTGGTCGCGCCCCATCACGGCGCAGATGCGCAAGGCCGTTCGTAAGTACGTCGAGGCGCGCAGCCATGAAATGAACGTGCTGCTATCGAGTGCCTCCGACGTAACAGCAGCCATAGGTCGTCGTGAGCAGGTTAACGCCAGTTTGCGCGCTGACGATGAAGAGGATATGTTACTGCTATTGGCCGCATAAAGAGGTTACCTAGTGGCTCTCCAGACCAAAGTCTCAGTCCCCACCGGCGTCCCCGGCGAAGTTCTCGCCCGCGCCATCGCGATCCGGCTCCAGGACACCGCCGACATTCTGCTCTCTGGCATGCCGCCCGAGAAGTACCTTGGCGCCGTCGAGCGCTATCGCGTCCTGCAGGAATTGATGCAGGTCATGGAAGACTACATCGCCGAACAGGCAAAAGGAGAGAAGGCACTTGACGACGAATGACGCTGCACTGAGCATCGAGGAACGTTTCCCGCTGCTCTCGAAGGCCGGTTCAGCCCCGGCAGGCACGGTAGGCCAACTGATCAAGACCAAGACCGTTGACGCCGATGGAAGTATCACCGGTGAAAACGAAGACCTCGGCGTCATGCACGCCCCGGATCCGGTCGGGCACTTCATGCTCGTCGCGCTTCCCAAGGTCGAACTGAGCAAGTTCCTCATCACCCCCGACAGCGTCACCGACCGCGAACGCGCGGCCAGTGTCATCGGTACGGTGATCGCTATGGGCCCTGACTGCTACAAGGACCCCGAGCCGGTCATCCCTGACATCGTCCGCTCGGCTATCGCCGCCGGTATGCCAGTCAGCGTCAGCCTGATCGCCCCGCGCCCGCGCTTTCCCAGCGGCCCGTGGTGCGAGGTAGGGCAGACCGTCCTGTTCTCCCGCTACGCCGGCAAGCGCTTCAAGATCGAAGGCGTCGAGTTCCGCATGCTCGCCGATGACGAAATCACCGCCACCATCCCGGATGGCGCTCAGGTTGGAGGCTTGTAATGGCCAAAGCGTCACGCGAGGGCTTCCGCCCGCAGCCGATCGACCGGACCAACACCATCGACCTCCCGACCGGCGATCTGCCGGAACGCGTGAGCGTCGACCTCGACAACGCCGATGGTAACGCGTTTACGGTGGTCGAGGTCGACGACACGCCCGAGGCAGACCGAGGTCGCCCGACCGATGTCGCCGACCTCGAGCCCGTTGCCGGCGATTCACCGAACGTCGCCAAGCGCATTGCGCGCCTCAAGGCCGAGACGCACACCGAGCGCCGGGCCCGTGAAGAGGTCGAGCGGCGCGAAGCCGCGGCTATCGAACTGCTGCGCAGCCGCGACGCCGAACTGGCCGACCTGCGCAAGCGTCTCGAAGGCAGCACCGGTGCGCTCGCCGCGAGCATGAAGTCCGACCGCGAAGCGCGGCTCGCCGATGCCCGGGCCCGCCTCGAGCGCGCACATGCCGAAGGCGATTCCGCCGCGGTAGCTTCTGCTACGGCGGACATGGGCATGGTTCAGGCCGAGCTGGTCCAGATCGCCGCCCGTACGCCGGCGCAGCGCCAGGCTGAACCGGAACGCCAGCCCGCCCCGCAGCCAGCCCGCCAGGCCCCGAACCTCGCCCCGGCGGTTGCCGCGTGGATCAGCAAGAACGACTCCTGGTTCAACAAGGACCCGGCGAAAACCAAGCTGGCGCTATCCCTCCACGACACCATTGTGCAGCGCGGCGTTCAGCCGTCCGACCCTAACTACACGAGGGAATTGGACAAAGGCATGAAAGCCATGTATCCAGATCACGTCGCCTACGAGCAATCGAATGGTGACGACGACGACGGCGGGACGCCTACACCCCGCCGGACGAACGTGGTGGCGGACGGCTCCCGGGAAACCGGCAAGGTCTCCAACCCACGCATTGTAGAGCTCACGAAATCCCAGCTGGCAATCGCCAAGCAGCTAAACATCACGCCGCAGCAGTACGCCGCCTCCTTGGCCAAGTACGCCCCGGCCCAGAGGAACGGCGCATGATCACCGAGACCAACGACCCCTTCGCGGCGCTCAGCGCCCCGACTGTGAGAACCCCGCGGTCTCAAGAGACGCGTGAGATGACTGAACCCAAACGTTCGTGGTCCCAGCCGTCCGTCCTGCCTGACATCCCCGCCCGCGATGGCTGGGTTGGCAAGTGGGTCCGGACCGACACCTACGGAACCCCGGACAAGACCAACGTTTCAAAGCGCATGCGCGAAGGCTGGGAGCCGATCGATCTGGTCGACTACCCCGAGTTGCACACCTACTCCGGTGGTGAGCAGCGCGGTAAGCTGGAAGTCGGCGGGCTGATCGCCTGCCGGATGCCAGCCGAGATGGTCAAGCAGCGCGGCGACCACTATCGCGGTGTGGCGAAACAGCAGGAATCGTCTGCTGAAGAGCACTACATGCGCGATCAGAACGAACTGGTCAAAAAGTTCAACGAAAACTCCCGCAAAGTCGTCTTTGGACCCGGCAGGGCCCAGTAACTTCAGGAGCACGGCGATGACCGCCACAGCTTACCCCTTCGGCATGATTCCGGTTCAGAATCTCGCCGCTGGGTACAACACTCAGGGCTTCGAGACCTTCAACATTCTCGACGGCTACACCACGGCGATCTACTTCGGTGACGTCGTGAAGATGGCCTCCACCGGCGTCATCGAAAAAGACACCGGCACCACGACGCTCACGCCTTACGGTGTGGCCGTTGGCGTCAGCTATGTCGACCCGGCGCTCGGTTACTGGCAGAACAGCCAGTTCTGGCCCGCCTCGACCACCACGGGGCAGCCCACCGGGTCTCCGCTCTATCCGAGCATCAAGGTCGTCGATAATCCAGACGCCGTGTTCATGATCCAGGGCGATGGTCCGATTCCGCAGACGGCGCTCGGCGCCAACGGCGATATCGTCCAGACGGCCGGCACCTCGGTGTTCGGCAAGAGCCGCAACGCTCTGTCGTCGGTGGCGCTGGATACGACCAGCACCCGACCGCTTCGCGTCGTGGGCCTCGCCGACATCCCGGGCAATGCGTGGGGCGACGCCTACACGATCGTCCTCGTCAAGTTCAACAACCATCAGCTCACTACGCTGACTGGTATTTAAGGAAGGAGATTGAGAAATGGCTGCAATTTCAAGGGCACAGCTCCTTCGCGAACTTTTGCCAGGGCTCGACGCCCTGTTCGGCATGGAGTACAACCGGTACGAGAACGAATACGCCGAGATCTACACCGAGAGCTCGTCCGAGCGCTCGTTCGAGCAGGACCAGAAGATCACCGGCTTCCAGTCGGCGCCGGTCAAGCAGGAAGGCGCTGCCATCCTGTTCGACACCGCCCAGGAAGGCTACACGGCGACCTACGTCATGGAGACGATCTCGATGGGCTTCGCGCTCACCGAGGAAGCCTTCGAAGACAATCTGTACGGCTCGCTGTCGGCTCGCTACTCGACTGAACTTGGTCGCGCCCTGCGCAACACCAAGGAGATCAAGGCTGCCGCGATCTTCAACAACGGCTTCACTGCTCTCGCGAGCGGCGGCTACGGTGTTGGTGACGGCGTCCAGTTGTTCTCGACCGCCCACCCGCAGGTGGCCGGCCCGACCATCTCGAATCGTCCGTCTGTCGCCGTCGACCTGAATGAGACCAGCCTCGAGGCTGCCACCATCCAGATCGCCAAGTGGACGGATGATCGCGGCAAGCTGATCAACGCCCGCGTGCGCAAGATGCTGGTCGCGGTTGACAACCAGTACGTGGCGACCAAGGTGCTGAACACCGAGCTCCAGGTTGACACGGCGAACAACACCCTCAACGCCATCAAGTCGACGGCGGCGGTGCCGGAAGGGTTTGCCGTGAATCACTATCTGACCGACCCCGACGCTTGGTTCCTGATGACGGACGTGCCCAACGGCTTCCGTTACTTCAACCGTGTACCGGTGTCCCAGAAGACTGACGGTGATTTCGACACGGGTAACATTCGGGTGAGCGAGAGGGAGCGTTACGCCTTCGGAGCCAGCGACTATTTGGCCGGGTGGGGCTCGCCGGGGGCGTAAAAGCCTTACGGAACAACGACTTACAAGAAACCCGCCGAGAGGCGGGTTTCTTTTTGCCCGTTGGACGGACGATCGCGGCAAGCTGATCAATGCCCGTGTGCGGGTAGCGCTTGACACCAGTAGTGAAACGGCGTCCTACTGTGCGGGCGTAGCCGATCCCTCCTCCCTCCGGCTGCGCACCGTTAACTCAGGCTCCGCTGACGCAAGCGGGGCCTTTTTCTTTGCCTTCTCGGTTGCTTTTGCTATTTACATTTTAGTATCGTATGGTATCCGTATTTAAGGAACGTAAAACGGAGATGTCAATGCCTGTAGCCAGACGCCAGATTCTTTGCCCCGGGTGTAACAAAACGAGGCAGTACCATTCTCGAGGGCTATGCTCCGCGTGCGCTAAGCGCCAGAAGCGTAATGGGTCCTTGGTGCCGCAGCGAATAAAAGGTCGGCTATGCTCGGTTGAAGGGTGTGGAAGAAAACACGCTGCGCGGGGGCTGTGTGACGTTCATAGCTACCGGCACCAAAAACACGGCACCTTAGACAAACCGAAGCGGGAGATCACTAAGCTGCCTACCGGGCAACGCATGCTTGACAGCCCGCTGTACCATCGGTGGACCAACGCCCGCCGGGGTCGAGGGCACCCTTTGGTGCCTGCTTGGTACGATAGTTTCCACGTTTTCTATGCAGGCGTCGGCGAACGTCCGGAGGGAAATTTCCGGCTGTACCCTACCAACCGATCCGAGCCGCTAGGGCCCGGTAACTTCCAGTGGACCGAGGTTCCAGTTGTTGAGAAGATAGCGGGGGAAGACGCCAAAGATCACCGTCGCCGACAGACATATGCACGGCGCGATTTGCACGGTACCACGCGCTTAGACAGCGACATGCGCAAGAAATACGGTATCGGCATAGCCGAGTTCAAAGCCATGATGACGGCGCAAAGAGGTTTGTGCGCTATCTGCGGCCAGCCGGAGAAGCACAAAATGAACGGGCGTATTCGTGGGCTAGCTATCGACCATGACCATCGGACGGGCAAAGCTAGAGAGCTCTTGTGCCAGAACTGCAATCACTTGATCGGATGCGTGGACGACGACAAAGCCATTCTGCTCAAGGCCATCGATTACCTAGACAAGCACAAGGCGCACGCGTAGATTGCCGCTACGCGGGCGTCATGGGGTATCCCACCCTGGCCACTCCGGCTGTGACACGCGTCAAAGGAGGCTATCTTGGGATTTACTAACTTTCCGCAGGGCATCACGTCCTTCGGGCTGCCCGTGTACGGCACGCCCGTTAATGGCGCGCCCCTCACCGGTCAGGTGATGTTCGTCGATACCGTCAACGGCGTGAACGCCGGCACCGGTAACGGCCCCAACAACCCGTACCAGACCATCGCCTACGCGCTCACCCAGGTGACCAGCGGCGCCTACGCGACGATCTACGTCCTGCCAGGCTCGAGCACGACCATTTCCAGCGCCACGGCGCTCACCCTCAACGTCGCCAATGTCGCCATCGTCGGCCTCGGTACTGGCGCCCAGCGTCCCGTGTTCGCCTACACCACCGCCAATACCGCGGCGATCCCGGTCAGCGCGGCCAACGTCACGGTCCGGAATTTCCGCCACAC